GAGATCCGCAAGGGAAACTACCTTGAAGTCGCGGCCCACCGCCTCGGGTTTACCAAAGGCCAGATGTACAAATGGCGTCACCGCGGGCGCAAAGAACTTGAGGAACTTGAAAAGGGCGAACGCGAGAGCGTTACGCTGTGTGCTGTGCTTACGGCCGAGGCCGACCGAGCAAGTGCCGATCTGCACGACGCACTGATCCAAGATGTTCTTGCGTGCGATGACCCTAAGCTCAAGTTTGAGTTCATGCGGCGACGGTGGAGCAAGATCTACAGCGGCAACCCGAACGCCGTCGAAGACCCAGACACCGGCGAGACGCAGCAGGTTGACGTTGCTGCGATGCTGCTTGAGAAACTGAGCGCACTGCGGGGCGATGTCGAAACTCCCTGAAATAGCCCAGACGGTCGCGGGCCTAAGCCTTCCGCAGCTGCGCGCGCTGATCGGCTCGCTGTCGCACGATGAGGCCGTCGCGCTCTTGTCCGACTGGGACCAGTGGTCGCTGCCTTATCAGCGGCTGCCTGAAGGGTCGTGGCGGCGTTGGGTGTTGCGTGCCGGCCGAGGCACGGGGAAGACGTACACGGGCGCCAGAACGGTCGTGGAGGTTGCTCGAGACCGAAAGAAGATCCGCACGGGCGAGATCGGCATCATTGGCCGGACCTACACAGACGCGCGATTTACCATGGTCGAGGGGCCCAGCGGCATTATTCAGGCAGCGCCAATGGATTTCCGGCCGCTGTGGGAGCCTGGCAACGGGGTCCTGACGTTCCCGAACGGCGTGCGAGCTCGCATCTACTCGGCGGATAAACCTGAGTCGATCCGCGGGCCGAACTTTGCCTTTGTCTGGGGCGACGAGGTTTCGCACTGGCCCGACCTTGACGGCACGTGGTGGACCGTCATTGAGCCGGCCCTGCGCATCGGATGGGCTCGTGCCCTGCTTACGACCACCCCGCTTCCCGACGAGGCCCTGGGAAAGATCGAGGCAAAAGCCGACACGGTCACCACGCGCGCGGCGACGTTTGACAACCCGTATCTAAGTCAGTCGGTGCGCGATGCGTTTCGCGAACACTTTGATGGGACTCGCCTGGGGCGCCAGGAGCTCTATGGCGAGATCCTTGAGGATGTACTTGGCGCCCTGTGGACCCAAGGCACCATTGACGGGGCCCGCGTAGACAAGGCTCCCCCCGGGCTTACGCGGATCGTGGTCGCCATTGACCCGGCCGTGACATCGGACCCGAACAGCGACGAGACTGGCATCGTTGTCGCTGGCGTCGGCTCCGACCGGCACGTGTACGTGCTTGCGGATCGGACGATGCGGGGCACCCCATCCGACTGGGCCCGCGCTGCGGTTGCCGCCTATCACCGTTTTGGAGCCTCGCGCATTGTCGCGGAGGTGAACAACGGCGGCGACATGGTCGAGGCCACGATCCGCGCCGTTGACCCGGATGTGCCATACCGCAAGGTACACGCGACCCGGGGCAAAGCGTTGCGGGCCGAGCCTGTAGCGGCGCTGTATGAGCGCGGGCGCGTGCATCACGTCCGACACCTTGAGGAACTTGAAACCCAGCTTTGCAGTTGGACCCCGATCAACTCAAAAAAGAGCCCCGATCGCCTTGACGCGCTCGTGTGGGCTGTGACCGATCTAGTCTTGGGCGAGCGTGAGGCCGGCCCGCTGAAGGGATATCTATGAGCGACAAGCCCGCAAAACTCCATCGTGGCGACGACTTTCTAAACGCGGTATCGGGCCTTGGCGGCTCGTACGACAAGAACAACTACAGCGTTTTTGCGCGTCAGCGGGAACTTCAATACGAGGAACTTAGCGACCTTTACGAACAGGACGCGATCGCGTCTCGGGTGATCGATCGCCTGGTCGATGATGCGACGCGGGAGGGCTTCACGCTTGAGGGCCCCGATCAGGATTACGATTTTGCCAAGGCTGCGTCGGACCTTGAGGATGTAGGAGGGCTCACGGCCCTAGGGGACGCTTGGCGGTGGTCGCGCCTGTATGGCGGAGCGCTTGCGGTGATGATTGTTGCCGACGGGCGAAAGCTCAGCGAGCCGATCGACATGGAGAACGCGCGGCGCTTGCTGTCGATTCAGGTGGTTGAATCGCCGTATGTGATCCCGCAAAACCCAAACCCCGGGCTGGGTGCTCGAGGGTTTCGTAATCCTGAGCGCTATGACCTGCTGCTAAACATTGGGCAGCGAGACAGTAGGAGCGTGCATCGGTCGAGGTGCATCCGATTTGACGGCGTGCGCGTTCCTCCGAGTCGGATCCTGGATCGCAACGGCTGGGGCCCTTCCCAGCTCCAGCGAGTTCAGCGGGAGATCTTCCAACTTGGCGAGGTGATGGGGTACTCGCGCAACATCGTCCACAACATGTCGGTGATGGCGTACAAGATCGACGGGTTGCGCGAACAGTTGTGCGGCGACGAGCGGAGCCAGCAGCAAATTCGTCAAGTGTTTGAGACGCTTCAGTGGGCGATGGACAACCTGCACGCGCTGGTTCTCGATCAAAAGGACGACTACGGCGAAGTGAGCCGGTCGGTTCAGGGCCTGCAGGCGATGATTGACCAGTTCGTGTCTGCGCTCGTGCGGGCCACGGACATGCCAAGGACGGTGCTGCTTGGAGAACAGCCCGGCGGTCTGAACGCCAACGCGGACAGCGAGATCCGGTCATGGTTTGACTACGTCCACAGCCAGCAGCGCATGACGCTGACACCGGGATTGAACCAACTCCTGGACGTGTACTTTGCGATTCAGCGCAACCGCGGCGAAATGGCGCCGTCAGAATGGACAGTCAAATACAACCCGCTGTGGCAGCTGGACGAACAGCAGCAAGCGCAGACCAGGCTAATCAACGCCCAGGCCCGGGCCCAGGACGTTGCGGCGTCGATCGTCTCGGCCGACGAGGCTCGCAAGGATCCAGAGTTGGTCGAGGTGTACGACATCGACCCGGACGCCCCGGCACCTGAGCCTCCCGCTGTAGATCCCTTCGGCTCCCCGTCGCTGGGCCTGGATGACGAAGAGGAACCAGCAGCCCTGCCCGAGTCGTACATCCGGCCGGGGTCAACCATGGTCGGGCCCAGCGAGGCCGGGCGAGCTCTAGGCGTGTCGGCTGGCACCGTGCGCCGCATGGCGAGGGAAGGCACGATACCCGCGACTAAAGTGGGAAGCCGGATCAAGATACCGCTCGAGCAGGCGCGCGAGAAGTTCGGGCCACTGGCATCGGCTCAAAAAAAAAGTCTGACCGAGGACCCAGACAGCACGACGCCCTAAGCACGCTCCTGCGCGCCGAGGTGGCCTACAACTCGGAACTGCGGAAACTCTCGGTCGCGCTGGACAAGTCGATCCAGCAGCGGGTAATCCGCCGCATGGACGAACTAGCGGACGCTGGGCCTGCCGCCATGCGCGCTGCCGTCCGAGTCGCTGTTGATGAATCGGGCGCGGTGCTTTCGGACCAGGAGATCCAGCGTCTTACAGATGCTCAGTGGGAGCGCGTGCAGGAGGCGTCTGACGAAACGGTGATCCTGATGTTCGCCGAGGCGGCCATGATGGATCGCGATGACATTGAGCGGCTAGCCGAGTCTGAGCCCAAGGACCCAGACAACCCCACGCGCGAGGAGCAGATCGGGGCTGCGCTGGGCACGGCGCTAGATGCCGATGGACGGCGCAGCCGCACCGCTTGGATGCGCGAGAACCGTGACCTTGTCCGCGACATACCCAAAAAGCACGAGCAGGATCTCACGAGCAAGTTGCTCGGTGACCTGGCGGCCGGGGCCGCGGCCGAAGTCATGCGCAGGACTGCGCGGGACCAGGGGGGCATTACGCGGCGCCGCACGCAGACGATAGCCGAAGACCAGAGCCAAAAGGGTGTGGGAGCGCTCCAGAGGGACCGCCTCACGTCCGCGGGGCTCGGACAGTACCGCTGGCGCACCGTAGGAGACGACCGTGTCAGGGAGGCGCACAGGGAGCGCGAGGGCAAAGTCTTCTCGTGGTCGCAAGAGCCGGCCGGCGGGCACCCCGGCGAAGACTTTAACTGTAGATGTGTCGCCGAACCTGTGCTAACCCTGCGGTGAGGGCCCAAAGGGTCTTTGTTTGTGAAAAGCCATTTAAAGCCCCAGGGGAATGGTCCCTTGGGGCTTTTTTTATTTGCGCAAAATCCGCGGAGTAAAAAAACAGAAAAAAAGGGCTTGCGCCCGTCATCGAATGAGGTACAGTGTGGGCATGAAGACGCAACGCATTGAGGGACACGCCGCCATCCGCCACGCCGCCACCCACGGCCTCAGCCTGGGCAAGCACACCGACCCGGTGGAAGATGCCAGGGAGGGCCTGACCATCGAGGAGGCCCAGAGCGTGGCCAAAGAAGACCCCTCGCTGGTCTACGTAGACACCCCGTACGAAACGACCGAGACCATCACGGAACGGCAAATCAGCGACTTCCGCGATGAGGCCGGCGCCGCAGGAGACTATGACGCAGTCGAGATCTGCGAGTCCGCCCTTGATGGCGACGATGATGCAATCTCCGATGTCGTCGGGATGATCAACGCCGGCGTCGCGATGGAGGACTGATGCCCATCGAGACGATCGCCCAAATCCTCGCAAGCGCCCGCGAGGATGCGGGCCTTTCCCAGAGCGCCGCAGCCCGGTCCTGCGGCGTCGCACGCCAAGCTATCCACCGATGGGAAAGAGGGCTGCTAGTGCCATCCCTCGACCACGTGGCCGCACTCGCAAGGGCTTACGGACTCACACCCGCCGAACTGGTCGCGCGGGTCTACCCGGAAGCATGAGCCGAGAAGTTCTGGAGACGAAGTAATGTATCGAAGCGAAGTTCACCACGACAGCATCATCTACTCTCCCCTTACCGCCAGCGGGACCGGGTTTTGTATCCGTGTGTCCGAAATCGTGAGCGTGAGCGCAATGAACAATCAGAAAAACATACTTGTCGTTCGGTTTCGCAACAATGAAAAGATTGAGCGATTTTTCGACAGCCCCGAGTCGTGCAGAGAAATGCTAGACGCATTTCACGCTGCCATGATGAGGGGGTCTGCCGGGCGCGCATGAGCCTTGATACACTGGGGATATGCCGACCTATCCGGCCGCATCCCTAGCGTCGCTCCTGCTGGGGCGATCTGACCTTGGCGATCTGCGTGACGCCCTTGCGTCTCCGATCTGCCCGCACGTCCCCGAGGCCGAGGACAGCAGCAACGACACCCTAGAGCCTCTCACGCCCCTTGAGGAGCTCCAGTCCACTTGCGACGCTGAAGGCTGGTCGATCGTGGACTTCCGCGACCTTGACGAGTGGCCGCGGCGAAAAGAGTACGACTGGCGCTTGTACGGTTGGCCCGGCAACAAAAAGCGGGCTCAGCCGTACGGGTCGCGCACGTGGGCCAAGACCACGACCGTTATGCTTCATACGACTGGCGTGTCCCGGATGGGCAGCCTGCGCGGGCTTGGTATCCCTTGTCACGCTTTCTTGCCTGACGATGAGGCGATCGTGCTGTGCCACAGCCTGACGGCGCTAGTCGCCCACGGTCACGCGGGAAACAGTTTCTCAGTCGGCCTGGAGGTTAGCGGCGATCGTGACTTTGATGCCGACTCGCAGATCGATCGCGGGCGCGCGTTCTTGCGCTACTTCCAGCAGCTTCGCTGGGAGCAGGCGGGTGACGACGCGCCCTGTTACGTCATGTCGCACCGCATGGCGCACAAGAGCCGCGTGCAGGACCCGGGTCAGCGCATCTGGACGGAGTTGGGCGAGTGGGCGATCGATGAACTGGGCTATGAACTGGGCCCCGTGGTAGGATCGGGCCGGGCTAACCCCAAGGACGGAACATGGCGCTAGTACGACAAACCCGCACCGCGGGGCAGACATTCGACGGGACCGCTGGCGCGGGCCTGTTTGACACCAACGGCGCCGGCCCCGTGTCTCGCGCACTCCAGACGCGGATCAACAGCGTTGCATTCTCTACCGCGTCCCCGGTCGGGTTTGAGCTCGTGCGAGTCTCCCCAGAGGGCGACGAGGTGACTTTGTTCCAGGGCGTTGGCTCGACCCTCTACGTGCAGGGCTTGATCCTGCCCACGTCCGATGACGGCGTGTACTACACGTTGCAGGTTCGGAGCCTTGTACTTGGGGCTGATGCGGTGCTCACGTATGACTACGATGTGATCGGGACAGAGCAATAATGGGCGCTCGCGACAACATCGTCCCATTTCTTGCAACGATCGACGGAGAAAACGTTCTCCCGCCGGGACAGGGCGGCGACGGTGATGGTGACGGCGATGGAGACATCTCCGCGTCGGAAGTGATCAACGATTCATCGGTGAGCGGTGCGGACGTAGCTGCCGCGCTTGATGCGCTTGCCAGCCGCAAGATCAGCGTTCCGCTGCCTTTTGCAGTTTGGCCGGGGCAGCAGGGATCTAACGCTAACTTGAACTGGGGGCTCTTTCGGCAAAGAAACGTGCGTTCTGCCCTCCTGCCGGGTGTTGTGGACGGGCTATCTGCCGTGATCAGGATCCCAGACCAGGCTGACATTACACAGCCCGCGGTTCTTCAATACGAATACTCGCTAGGCAACAGCGCCGCATCCGGGGACGTCGTTATCGTTACGTACCGCGCGCTTGTCAGCGACGGCGACCGATTCAACGGCAGTGAGACACCTTCCACGATTGACGTGGATCAGATCGCCATACCCGCAAACTCCAACCTGCAGAGGCAGAGGCGCAGCGTAAACTTGACCATCTCAAATGCTATTCCCGGAGACAGCATGGGTATCGCCATTGAAAGGCGAGGTGCTCAAGATACTTTCCCGAATGCGTTTGTGATTCTTCAGTCTGCCTACGTTGAGTTCACGGAGCTAGTGCCATGAGTCTGTACTTCTACGATGATTCTACAGGTGACCTTTCGGGCCCTGGCGGCTCCGAGGGTACATATCCCGACGCAGCAGCAGCAGCGGCGCACCTGGCAACGCTCGGCGAGGTGTTTGAGATCTTGGCCGGCCAGTCATGGTCCGTGCGGCCCATCGACCACACGCACACGGTGGGCCAGATCAGCCCCCTTCGCCTAGACTATCTCCGCGACGAGGCCAAGGCTGCGGGCGTCCCGGTCAACGCCAGGGAAACCGATGCCGGCGTACAGTTCTTCGGGAGTTCTGCGCTGTCTGCGTCTGAGAAGTCCACGCTTGACGGGGTCGCGTCCGCGCACACTGGCGAGTTCCAGGTAGGCGACGCCGAGGCACTTCGCATTGGCCGGCACCTCAGCCCGCCACAGCCTGAGCTACTGGATCCGCCGCTGGATCTGGACTTCGGCAAACTGGCGCCCAAGCTCCACAAGCGCATCGGAGCTCGAGACGCCTGGGGCTATGTGACGCGCTGGGACTGGTTGCCAATCACCAACGGTGCCCGAGGGCTGCAGGTGGTTTGCGAGCACCACGACTACCAGATCCCCTTTCCCAACGCTGCCCCGATCAGTCGCGAGGTGACCTTGGAGTGGCAGACCAACGGTGGAACATCGCACCCCACAATCAAAAAGTGGCAAAAGTGGTACGACACGGCTGAGTCTATCGCCAAGGAAGGCAAGCTTAGGCGCGGCAAACTGATGGACGAGGCGCAAGGCGTAATCTATGCCTGGCTGCTTGGGTCCGGCTTCACCTTTGCCGATGGCCAGGCGTTCGTAGCCGCGATTAAGGCTGAAACGGATCGGTACGTTGAGTACAGCGATCCGGCCGTGCTCACATCGATCGCGGGCATCCAAGGGTTTTCGTGGCTGGACCAGGCGGACGCATTTGACTCCAGTATGGCAACCCCCGTGATCGACGGGTCACCGCCTACAGGAGTGCTGGTCACCCCGCGCCAGTACTTGCTAGGCATGCTGAACACCTATGCTTAGCAGGGCCCAACGCCGAAACGCGGACATCGTTTTGGCTGAAAAGTCCAGGCTGGTCGCGCGATCGCGTCAATACCCCGTCGGCCTGCGAATCAAGGCGTTTGGGGTATGGCTCGTGTTTGAGTTCCGCGTGCTGATTGGGTGGCACTCGGTGCCATCAAGGCACCTTAGTTTCGCCTGGCACGGGCACTACTGCGGTCCGGGGCACACGGGCACAGGTAAGCCCACGGACGCGCTAGACGCCGCGTGCCTCGAGCACGATCAATCGTACTCCTAGGACCCCAGACGGCGAAGTTCGTCCGCCGCGAACACGACCCAGTTTTTGGCTGCCCGGATCTCGTACTCGGTGGCATCGTGTTTGATCGCGAGACGATCAATCCACCCCAAGAGTTCGGCGTCGGTCGCCAGTCCGTGCGTCTCGCAGCCAATAGCAAGTGTCGTGTGCGCCTGCGCGTGGGCGTACCATCGACCAATTACCGCCTGCGGCGGGGACTCGACCCAGGCGTCGCCGTAGACCCAGGCGTCGCCGTAGACCCTGGCGTTGCCGTAGACCCTGGCGTTTCCGTAGACCTCGGCGTCGCCGTAGACCTCGGCGTCGCCGTAGACCCTGGCGTCGCCGTAGACCCTGGCGTCGCCGTAGACCCTGGCGTTGCCGTAGACCCTGGCGTTGCCGCAGACCTCGGCCGATGGGGCCACGTATGCATAATCGTCCACATGCGCGATGTCCTGCACCCAGCCTCCGCCGTTGGGGTGACGGTGCCACCCAGGGTGCTCGCTGCTCCCCTCGACAGTCACTGGCCTTCTCCAGAGAGCCCAAAGAGTCGGGCGTTGTGATCCGCACGCTTTTCGGCGCGAGTGGGCACGCGCTGGTAGGAGCGCTCGCACTGGATTCGATCCAGAGCCGCTACGCACTGCTCGAGCGCTTCCTGGACCTCAAGGTCGCTGCCGTGGTCCTGCCCCATGGCCTGCAGCCGAAACTGCAGTTGCTGGATCTCGCGGACGCTATACATGGTAGTGGCTCCTCTCGCCCAGCACCCAGGCAAGCAGCGCGAGGCGGTCTTCGAGCTCCTCGGTCTGGATGATAAGCCCGGCCTCGATCTCGTCGTCAAGGCAGATGTCACCGTCGTGGTTGTTCTCAGACTCCGAGGCCAATGAGTCGAGCTCTCGGTTGATCCGGGCGACGATGCCCCGGATTTCCTGCTCGCTTCGCACGTTTGCGTCCATGGGCTCAAGGTAGTGTGTCGCCCCACGGGCGTCAACTGTTTTCGCCGATCTTTTTTGGCTCCGGTGGTTCGACCCCCGTGATCGCCCACACCGGGCCCTCCAGGCGCCAGGTGATGCTGACGCGAGCTCGCCAGGGTCCACGCCGAAAAAATGGCAGGTGGATCCTGTAGATGATGCAATCCTCGCCGGTCACAGCTTCGCGCACGACTGCGCGGCGCCATCCGGTCGTCAGCAGCCATCTAGCAAGAGACAGTCGGGGCGTCGGCGGGCGCATGTCCGTGGTCCTGTAGCAGCCAGTCAGTGGTAACGCCGAGGGCGTCGGCGATGCGTACCAAGAGTTCAAGGCTGGGTCCCTTGTCGCCGCGCTCCATCCTCCAGACGTGGCGCCGATCGACTTGGACCCGCTCGGCAAGCCCGGTCCGCGTCAGGCCCTTAGCCTCTCGAGCGGCCCTGATGTTGTGCGGGATGTTCCGCGTTTCGTAGCTCATGCCGTTTTTTAGCACAAAATGTCGCCCGCTGGTTGACAGCGCCCCGGCGCTCGTCTACCCATCTCTCATGGACGCAGAGACATACATCGAGACGGACAGGGGCCTTCCTGTCTGCCTCCCGTCACCCGAGGAGGCGAGCAAGCACAGCGCCGTGCTGCTTGCCGCGGCGATCTCAGACATCGCCCACTCAGTCAGGGGCGTGGAGGTGCATCATGTCGCTTGGTATTACGAGCGACGCGCGATGGCCCACAACGGCACCTTGTACGCCATGCGGCGGATGGGTTGCACGGGAGTTCACATGGAGTTGGCAGAGTCCAACATGCGGTTGTTGCTGGCCCACGTGGCCGAGTGCAAGTTGACCGGAGGACAGGGATAATGGGGTTTCGCAAAAAAGAGGCAAAGAAGGGCGCTATGAAGGTCGCTGTGTATGGTCGAGCTGGGTCGGGCAAGACTCTAACCAGTCTGCTGATCGCCGAGGGCTTGGCGTCCGTGTCAGGTGGCCGCATCGCGTACGTGGACACGGAGGCGGGGACTGACTACTACGCGGCACCGAGCACGGGCCGGCGAGTACACCCCGAAGCGTTTGACTTTGACGCGCTTGAGGGTCCCGGCGGGGAGGCACCCCGCAGCGCTAGCTACATTCTTCGAGAACTCCAGAAACTGGATCCGAAGGAGCACAGCGTGATCGTGATCGACAGCATCACACACGTCTGGCAAAACGCGCAGGACTCCTACTCGGGACGCAAGGGTCCGAATGGGCAGATTCCTATGCACGCATGGAGCCGGATCAAGGCGCCCTATAAGGCGCTCGTGAACCATCTTCTGAACTGCCCTCAACATGTGATCATCGTCGGCCGAGAGGGCGACGTGTATGAGGACGACGGGACGGGCACCGTAAGCCATGCCGGCCACAAGATGAAAGCCGAGGGCGAAACCGCTTACGAGCCTGACTTCCTGGTTCGCATGGCCCCCACGCGACGGAAGGACGGCTCCCAAGTTGTCACGGCCCACGTCGAGAAGGACCGCAGCGGCGTCCTTGAGCCCGTGCAGTACGAGCCGACCTTCGCCACGCTGGCATCACCCGTATTGCCCATGCTGGGGGTCGAGCACCGCCAGGTCCAGGACTCCGAGTCTGCGGC